GCTTGGGCCGCAGCCCCGTCATTGTTAGCGGCGTTCGCCGCGCTGGCATCGGGATCAGTTTCAGCGGGTGCCGTGTTCGGATCAGGTTCCGGGTCGGCCAGTTCGATAACCGGGGCGTCGTCGTCCGGCGCGGCCTTGGGTTCGTTTCCGGGTTCGTTTCCGGGTTCGCCCTCGGCATCCTTGACGAGGATCACGATTTCCGACGGGGTCTTGTCTCCCGACATCGCGATAGTTACCCGGCTCAACGGGTCCGCATTCTTGCGCAAGGCTTCAAGGAAATCCACGCTGAACAGCATGCCGCCCTTTTCAAACATGCCGCGCAGGCCCTTTACGCCAGCGGGTGCGGACATGTCCAGCATTTCGCCTGCCCAATCCATGATCGGTGCGGTGTCGATCCCGGCATTGCGCGCCATGATCAGCGCGTGCGGGTTGGACGGGACGGGGACGGCGGACGTTTCGAGCAGTTCCTGTTCCTTGAAATCGTAGCCGTAGGGGCGGTCGGCATCTTGCACGATTTCCCAACGGGACGGATCAAAGCCCACGCTTTGCGCGGACATGAAACCGCCCTTGTACATCCGATAGACCGTATACCCGAACGGGTACAAATCCATCGGCGTAAATTCAGCATCGACCATGAGGCGGCCATTCTCTATGGCGCAATCTATGCACTTGGCAACGGGCAGCCCGCTGTGTTGATGCGCCCAAAGCATGACCGGATTCTTTTTGAAGTTGTCCAGCTTCCAGCCCTTGGGATCGATGGTGTCCCGGTCGCGGTCCACGTCCGCCGTCGAGATGGTGAATTGGAGGCGCGGGGTTTCACCATCCACGGCCATGATCTTGGCCGCGTAGAATTTCGACACGGTCAGGCCATCCGGCTTTTTGGTGCCACCATCAAGCAGGCGCTTGAATTCGGTCGCGGTGATCAGTTTGCGGATATTGTCCGGCATGGGTTAGCCCTCGCTTTGTAGGACCGCCAACGCGGCGGCCTCCTGTTTTGTGAACGCCCGTCGAACGGCGGCCCGCGTCATGGTTTCGTATGCCTCGCGGTTGGCCTCGACGCCTTTCCAGTGTGCTACCCGCTGCCCCTCCGTCATTCGCTGATTCGGATCGGGAAAGTGTGGCAAGACAGCACAACGGCAATTTATATCCTCTTCAGGGATACCAAATCCAAGCGGGTATAGCGCGGCGGTGCCGCCGTTGGCCTGATTCGCGGGGATGATAAACTTGTCGTCGACCGGAACGGTCTGCCCATTGAGGGCGCGGTGACTGTCCCGCGTGGCCTCGTCCGGCGTTGCCAGCCATTCCTTTTTCTGAATCCCGGCCTGCTTGACCCCAGCGGTCGCGCCAACGTTTGACGCGCGCGCGGTTTCGGTTCGGGCTATGGTGAAAGCCCGGCGGCCTCGGGCATCATCAAATACCGTGGTAACCCGCTTGGCCAAGACCTCCACGGCCTCGCCCTCGGCAACGCCAGCGGACAGCGTGCCCCGCAGGGCCGTTACCGTGGTATCGGTGATCCCTTTGACAAGCGCCGCGCTTTCCGTCTGCAGGTATTGAACAACGATAGGCGAGGCCTCGTCGAATGACATGGACGGCGCAAGGGCGGCCAGCATTTCGGTACCGAATGCCATGAGGGTCGCGCGCAAGGGCGGCGCGATTTCCTCAAGCATGATGATCGGGTCAATCTTTTCCAGCATGCGCTCAACTATGGCGCGGTCTACTGTGCCGTCTTTCGTTCCGTCTGTCCACGGCTCATCCATAAGGGCGAACCCATCCCGAAGCAGGCGCGGGTCAATCTGTTTTGAATCGGCGGCCTCATCATCCGGCGGGCCATCGTCCGGGGTTGTATCATCGACAACGGCGGGCGGCGCGCCATCGCCGGGCGCGAACGGGGCAGGCCCCGGCTCCTCTTGCAAGCTGGAAACGAACCGCACGCCCAAGGGGACGCTATGGACCTTACCCTCATCGTCTTGCAGTTCCTGTTCGCCAGCCAGTGCGCGGATTTCATCCACTTGGAAAGCCTGCGGCATGCCTTGCATGACGGCGCGCTTGTGTTCCTTATCCTCCTCAATGATCGGGTAATAGGCCAAGATGATGCGCGGGTCATAGAACGGGACAACGTGCCGCTGCAATTCGGCGCGTATGAGGTCCAGTTGCGGATCAATAACGCCCCGGTTCCACAGGTACTCGGCTACGTCAATCGTTGACCGGTTGGAATTTTCCACTACGCCGAAGATTTCCTTGGGCGCGGCAAAGACCTCGAAAACCAGATCGCGCAAGAATCGCCGCATCTCGACGAGTTGCATGTTTTCGAAGGTCTGTGAAAGTTGGGTGACGGTGAGGTTGCGGTTCGTAATGAACGGCAGGTAACGGCGCGCAAGGCCTTGGAACCGTTGCAAGAATGACAGCTTGAACCGCTCGGCCTCGGCGGTACTGTTCATGTCGGGGGCCGAGATGATTATGTCCGGGCGGGCGGAATTGAAAAACCACGTCTGCACATGTTTGGCCGTGTATTCATCCGTGGCCAGTTCGTCCACGAGGGCCTCGGCGGTACCGGTGCCGCGCTGATACGGGGACTCGGGATCGGCGTCCCGGAAATACACCACGTCGCGCGCATCGAAATCGCGCACGAATCCGCCGGTCGAGATCGTGTAAGTAGGATCGTCCCCCATGGCGATCTTGGAAACCCAAACAGGCGGGACCGGCCAATAGTGCAAGGGCATCCCGAGTCCGTCATATTCCAAGACCCAAAAGGCCTCGCCGCAAAGTTCCAGATACTTGGAGGTCAGGCGCATGCACGCGCAGCCGGTCAGGAAAGGATTACCGCGATCCAAGAAATCAAGCAAGACGTGATCCACGATCTCCGCAACATCGCCGGTCGTTCGGGCCGACTTGAATACGTCCATTTTCTTGGCCATGGGCGCAACCTGTGCGCGGCTATGGCGTACCGCCTTGCCCTTGGCATCTCGGTAAACAAAGATTTGCCAGACTACCCGCCCGACGTCGTTGGCCTTGCGGGTCAGGATAGCGCGCAGCCAAGGGGACTGCTTGAAAGTCTTGATAAGCGCGCGGCTTGTTCGCTTGGGCGGCGTGCTTTGCGCGCCCGGCGCAATGGCCGCCATGAGGTCCCCAGCAAGGGCGCGGGCCGCTTTTAGGCGTATGGCATTGAATCCGCGCATCATGTTGCAATCATCTCCGGGGGCCGGTGTTCAAACTTCCAACTGGCAAGGGCAAGGGCGCAAACGCAATCGTCATGTAAGCCCTCCGGCGCGCTATATCTAACGCCCGTCCGGGTGTATTCATACTCGAAAGCCTCTAATTCGTTCAATATATGCGCGGGGTCATTGCTGGACATAGCCCCGGCGGTGTCCTGTCCCTCGGGGATGGTTATCTCATAGCCCTGTATGACAACGGCTAGACCTTCCATCAAGTATTGCTTGCTTTTCGCGGTGAAAACGTAGCCCTCGAAATTGGAAACCTGTAGCAAGGTGGACAGTTCCCGCGCGGTTTTCATGTCCACAACGACCGGCTCGTGTTCCACCTCGTCCAGCCGTCCACCATCGAACAGGGTGGCGACGGGGTGTTTTTCGGGTTCAGCCTTGGGCGGGATTTCCGAGGCACGCGCGCGCTGGACGTAATCTTTCACCACGTCCCCGGCCCCCGTGGCATCAATCGCGGCGGGCGTGTCCATGGTGGCCTCGCGGACGCGGCGGATCGTTTCGGGCCAAGGGGCCTGCCAGCGGTGGAACCGGCAGACCCGGCGGTATTTGTCCAGCCCGACCCCGACGGTCCAGTCATGCGACCGGGCAAAGTCCCAACCCCATACTACGGGCTCCAGCTTGGACATAGGCCCAACGCATCCGGTGAGGTAGGTCATGCCGAACGGGTTCCCGCCATCCTCGTTAGGGATGCACAGGTAAAGCTCGTCGTATATGGCCTTCGGCAACGTGGCCTGCGCGTCTGTCAGTTCGGCCCAATCCAAGACCCCGGCGCGGGCGGCATCCTCGGCGGTGATCTTGGCATAGCGCCAATCGTCCCGGCCTGATTCGGCGGCGCGGGCCAGCCTATACGCCCAATTCTTGCGGCCCTTGACGTTACCGATCAGGCGGCAAGGACCGCGCGTAGCGGTCAGGGTGGAACGAACCGCCGCCCATACATCCTCTTTGCAACGGCTGGCCTCGTCCACTACGCAGGCCCAAACATCCTCACCATAGATCAGGTCGGGCTTTTCGCCGCCCATGAATTGGATGATCGACCCGTTGCGCAAGGTGACCTCTTGCCGGGTAATGTTCACGGTGCGCCACTTTTCCGGGATGCCCCGGCAGGCGCGGCGGAACGCGATACGCGCCACGTTATAGGTCGGCGCTATCCATCGAAAGATGCGGTCCGGGCCGCCCCGCAGGCAGGCCTGTTCGATTAGCCAAGCAAGGCAGCCCACGGTCTTACCCGCCTTTGTGGACGCCTCCACAATGGCATAGCGTTCCGCGCAAAAGATGCCCTGCTGCTGTTCCGGGTACAGCGGCGGGCGGCGGTACTTGATTGACCGGATAGGCCCGGCGTTATTCGCCGTTTGTGCCAAACCCGCGCCCGCCGTCGTCTATCACGAATTGGAAAACATCCTCGGTAACCGTCCCGTCCCCGTTGTCCGTTGTCCGGGAAACTTGGGCCGTGGCCTTGTCCCGGCTCCAGCGTTCGCGGCGGCGGCGTGCCAGAAAGTCCAGCGCGACAAACCCGTTCTTTTTCGCATGCCGATTGATGGTAGATACCAGCGCGGCCTCGTATTGGGCCTCGGCCTCTAGAACCGAGTCCAGAAATTCAAGAAATTCGGCGTCGGGTATAAGCACATCCTCCCCATCTGGCGCGGTATCGCGTATCAGGGCGGCGGCCTCGCCCCGATTCATCCAATTACAGAAAGTTGTCTTGGAAATCCCCACGGCAAGGCAGGCGGTTGAAATGTAGTTACCCTCTTTGATCAGGCGGGTTATGGTGTTCAATACGTCCGGGTTCAACGCGGACGGGCGGCCCGGTCCCTGTTTCGTCCGGGCGTGTGCCTGTTCCATTATGACCTCAACACGGGAACGGCGGCCCGTGGTGCGTGCCTTAGCCTTGGCCTTGGCGTCCTGTTTGGGGTCAGGCGGGGCTTTCGGGTTCGTCTTGCCTTTACCCTTGGGGGCGGGCTTAGCCTTGGCCTGTGGTGCGGCCTTGGGCTTTGCTTTGGGTTTCGGTGTAGGCTTTGCCTTAGCCTTGGGGGCGGCGGGCTTTGCCGGGCGCTTTGGGGGCGTCTTGGGTTTGTCTGGCATGGTGGCAAGTTCCTTGCGGGAGACTTTACCACAGTTCGAAGCGCGCTCACATGGGCGGCGGGGCTTTTCTGGAGACCTCAGAAATCATGCCGGGAATATCCAAATTCTGCCGCAACAATTCCTCCATGACACAATCCAAGTAGAACCGTTGCGGCAATTGCAGGCCGTGCCCTTGCCTTGCGGCTTCAACGGCGTGCGCGTGATAGCGTTCGTTCATGCTTTCTATTTGGGCCTTTGTAAGCAACCCAACGCGCTGCCCCTCTGCGGACAGCAACTCTATATCGCCGTTTGGGTGTTCCACCATGCGGGGCTCGGGTCCGGCGCTTTCGGGGTTCATTGCGGCGGCCCGATTACCAGAGGCCAGCGCATCCCCCGGCAAAGTTCGTCCGGGGTTTCGTAGGGCAACCCGGCCTCCATGTAGACAAGCTGGAACCTTGCCCAAATGCCGAGGCGCCTCAGCTGCTTGGGTGTCAGGCCGGACACGTCAATGCCGCCAACGATCTGCGGGGGCGGGTTCATTCCTCGTTTGCCCGCATGAAAAACACTATCGCTAGAACGGTATGTAGTTTTTCGTATTCGCCGGAACCGAAAAGAAGGCCCAATATGCAAAATACGAAACCGCTGATATACATGATGCGGGCTTTCATTCGGCCTCGCCTTTCCGCTTTTCCGGCCCGAAGGCCCTCCCGATGTTTGCCTCATGGATCACAGCATCAAGGCGATCTCCTATGCGGCAGCCCTTGGCGCTGTGCGGGCCTTCGGGGTGCGTAGGAATACCAGCCATGTCTAGCCGATGATGCACATAGCTTTTGAATTCCGAAAGGGCGGCAACTTGGGCTTCCAATTCGGCAATGCGATCAGTTGCCTTTCGTTCGTCCGGGCCATCGTGAACGGTTACCCTGACAAGTTCGGCCTTCCAGTTGAACCCGGCGGCGCTGTCAGGCCCATATTGGCGGTTAGCATGTTCAAGGGCGCGGTCCGCATCCTCGGGGGTCAGGTAGATGCAAATTCGCGGGACGTAGCCGTCGCGCCGGGCGAGGTCTTGGCATCCAGTAAAGTCAGCGCCGGGGGCGGCCCATGACCAACCTATGGAACCGTCCGGCTTCGTAAACTTGATGGTGTAGCATTCCATTCTATCGGCCTTTCTTTCGTGCTTTGCGTTGCGCCTTGCGGGCGGCGGCTTTGCCGCCGGGGCGGTGCGCGGTGTTGCGCGTGGACTTGGACCGCATGCCGCCGCCCTTGTATTCGGTGCCCATCCACAGCGGGCGCGGCGGGTCAAGCGGAACGTCTGGATACGGCGCGCGGAGGGTGAATTCCCCGATGCGCTGGCTCGCGGATTCGAAGGCATTTTCCATGCGTTCGATTGCGGCAACGCCCTCGGCAACGGCCTGCGCCATCCGGTCAGGTATCGTCTTGATAGTGTCCACGGCATCGCGCAAGACGCCCGCATTATGATGGTGGATGCCGTGCCAGTCCGCGCCGCTGGCGCGGTCGGGGCCGGTGCATTCACTCATGGGGCGGTGCCTCCAATTCGGCCAGCCTTTCGGCGGCTACGATGTTTGCTTGATCTCGCAGGCCGACCTTCACCACGCCGGGGCAGTTCATGGCCTCGGCGTTGTTCGCGTTGCGGCATGTTCCGCATTCCTTACAGGCCCCACGCGCCGCCCAAGGCGGTAGGCTGAAACCAGACATGGACCTTGCCGGTGTAGGGCCTCATGGGCTACACCTGCCCGGCGCGTTCGCGGCGCTCGAGTTCAGCAAGGATCAGCGCCCCGGCGTCGACAAGCTGATCATTGCGTTCCGCATGGGTCTCCGGGTAACGCGGCTCGCTTACATCGTCGAACGGCCAAATAGCCGGGCCGCTTGGGCCATCCCAAAGATTACAACCGAAAGCGTAACAGGCGGCGGCCTGTGCCAGCGGGCCATTTTCGTGTTGATCATCGTGATCAGGCCCGCCCCATCGGGCGAGGTTCTTTTCATGCTGTGCGCGGATTCGTTGTAACCAGTCAGTTACCATTGTGCTGCGGCTCCTATTCTTTCCGGCGGCGCAGGCCGTTCCGGGAGGCGATTATCCGATCTCCATTCTCAAATTCCACGAGGGCGCTATTCATGGTGCGCCCGCGAATCAGGACACGGCATCCCATGCCCTTGTATCCGCCGGGGGCGGGGTAATCCCACTCCCGGCGGGGCCACTTATCCAACGCCCAAACGTGGGGCCATTCCGTGGGGTCTAAAGCAGCCAATCAAGAAACGCTTGCCAGATATTCCACAGGGCGATCAGTACGCCAAAAACGGTATACGGGTCCATAGTAGCCTCCTTTCTATTGCTTTCGGTTATCGGTCTAAATCCTCAAGCTGATCCATGATCGCCGGGGTGATCGTTACGCGGGTATCCAGCTTGCGGCAGGTATAGGCGGGTTCGGGTTCAGGTCCGGCAAAGGCGCACGGTTGCGGGGCTTGCGCCTGTGCGCGCGCCAGCAGGCCC